GGGGAAGCAAGCGGCATAGCCCAGGCCCTGCGGATCGGTCTGTATTTCGGTTTTGAGTGCCGCCAATTGTGTGGGGGTCATGCTTTTCTCCGGGCGTAAAAAATCCCGCATACAGCGGGCGTAAAAACGGCTCTTGGCCGGATTCATGTCAGTGCGTGATGCACGCCTTGCGCTATTCCCAGACGATTTCCTGTACTGCAGCGACAGTTTTAGCGGCTGCGATGGCCACTTTGTAGCCTTGGTACTTAGCAAACACCGTCTGATATGCAGAACCGATAGCGGCAGCAACGGCCGTCCCCTGTGTAGTCGTTAATGTATGCGGTAAGTTACTGGTATCAAACAACGTTACCGACGCGGCGCCGCCAGCAGACGACAACTGTACTGCACCATAAATACTCACTGCGCTAGACATGCCTCCCGACCAGATCACACCATTGCTGTCAGTCACATTTACGACGCTCGCAGTCGCAAAGGCATCGACAATGATCGCAAGTTGAGATGCCTGGGCCTGGGCGAGTGTAGGCGGCGGTGCGGTCAACGCGTAGCCCACAGGAATCACTCCGATTGCCACCACTTCTTCGCTGGCGCCGGTACTCTGGTTGTAAATAGTCTGACCTCGATAATCTAGCTGCGCGCTCCATGTCCCAGATGCATAGACGGCAATCTCATTTACAGCCACTGCTGGCGGTGCTATTTGCGTCGAATAGGTGGGGTTATTAAAGACTCCAGGGTCAAGCGGTGATTCCTCAACCTCGCAAGGACCTTTGAATTCACCGGTAACCGCGTCGAATAAATAAAAAATTTGCGTGTTCAATTCTGTCTCCTTAATACTTAACGAATCTGTTCATGCGGACGCCTGCCGCCAAGTTGGCTGATCCAGCACCTGTTGACGTGGTGTTTGCGGTGTACCCTATGAGCGGGCTTGATTGTCCCGATGATCCGTAGGAATTGCCGCCACTACCAAATGGCACCACATGTGAGTGAGAAGGCATTACACCGAGCGTTTGCGTGCCAAGATTGCCGCTTGCCATCGACGATACGTAATCGGGCGGATACCAGGGCATGCCAAACGTCGTAACGCCATCGCCAACGCCCCACGGTGCCACCACAATTGCCGCGCCAGTCCCGGCCGCTGTCGTTGGCAGGGATAGCCCGACAGTCGTTCCTGAAATCGAGCTGATGGTCGTTCCTGTTGCAATACCTGTCCCGCTCATTGGATAACCTAATGCCATCAGCGCAGCATTTGCCACCAAGATGGATGACGCTCCATTGCTCCACGTCGCCGTCGTTTGGATTGTCAGCGCGTTGAACAAATTCACATAGGTTGAGCGAGGAAGATTGGTCTGAGCAATCGGACAAGCAAGGAAGCCATTTGGAGTTGCTGGAGTAGCAGATTCGATGATCGTACCCGCTGGAGCCGAAAAGGCCACACCGGTCGCTGGATTGAGCAGTACCCACTTGCTCAGTGTCGCGTCCTGTTGCAGCGTAATCCAATGCCCAGCACCGGCAATGTCTCCCGGCACCAGTGCCAGACCGTTTCCCTTGACGATTGTCTGCGCGGGCACAGCCCCGGCGTTGGGCGTAAATGTTGGTGCGGTCGTCAGGTTGGCTGCCGTGGCGCGAACGGTCAGCTCGACAACGCCAGCGGCCAGCGTCGTGGACGTGATCGCTGGCAAGAAGCTGGCGGTAATGGCGTCTGGCGTGCCCGCTCCTTGTGCGGCAGAGTACAGATTCTCCTGGATTGCTGTCTGGATTTGTCCGAGTTGCGCGGCGTGCTGACTGGCTGATCCGGGGCCGACTTGCTGCGGGTCGATGTTGACGTTCGCACCATCGCCACGCAACTTAACAGCGCCTGGTACGATCGCGACTGGTGTACCTCCGCTTTCGAGAACTGACAATGCGTATGAGCCCGGCACGGTCTGATTGACCACGTACCATTTCTGGCTGGTGTTCGGGAACGTGATCTGGACGTTACCGGTGAGCGCTCCAGTGAAGAAAATTATCGGCTTCGAGGACTGTGCAGCGGTCAGCGTTACATTGGCGTTTGTCAGCGCAACGGATGTCGAGCCGTAGAAGACGCCGGGGAGCCAGTTCGCGCCGCCCGTAGCCGTGATCGAAGTGCTGGAGACGGTTTCTGAGACGCTTACCATGTACGTACCAGTGCCGCCGGTACCGGTGCCGAGCGAAAGAATCTGTGTGCCAGCGGTAACGCCGGTTCCGGACAGCACTTGCCCGACTTGCACCGTGCCGGATGTGATGGCAGTAACGGTCAGCGTAGTCCCGGAAATTGAGCCAGTGAATGACGCTGGCCCGGCATCTGGATCCGTGTTATTGTTGTCGGCAGTCGACCGCCAAAAACCCGTACCGTCTGCGCTCTGCAGCACGGCGCCATTCGGATATCCGCCGATAGCATTTGCGAAGGTCGCGCCGTACACGGGCTGCCCGCCGACTTGCTCCCACTGAAGTCCGGCGGTGATCTGGTTCAGGATCCCATTCGTGTCAGCGCCCCAGGGCGGTGTACCGCCGGCATTAGTAGCCATGAACGTGACGGGAGGAAAGCCGTCACTCAGCGACGCAGCGCCGGGGGTTATGCCAATCTGCGAGCTTTGCGGGATCGCCCTGATATAGCCGACGCCGGCATTCGCCGCGAACGGGAGGGTAAAGAAGCTCGGTATTTGACTAGCTTGCATCGTTTGGTGCTCCAAAAAAGAAAGCGGCCCGACTCAGTGAGAGGGCCGCGTTTGAATGCGGGATAGATTGACTGCGGGTCAGGAAAAGCCGGCGAAGAACGTCCCCTGGTTAAATCCAGATACGCCTGGGCCTGCCTCGGCAAAACCAAAGACTGGAATCGGCACAATCATGATGTTCATAAGCACGCCGGTCGGCGGCGCAAAGGCCCCTGATTGCTTGAGAATCGCAATCTCGAATGACTGCAACGGGAACGTACAGACCAACGTCATCTGCATGTTGCCGTTGTCCATGACGTAGGCATTCCCCCTACCAAGGAACAACTGCGTCAGGATCGTGTTGTACGTCTGGATATTGCTCTGCGAGATGTTCGCCAGTGCCTTAATGAGGATCAGCGCACGGAAGGCGTCATCAGATAGCGTGTAATTTTGCGTCGCCAGCGGCCCTGAATAGAACGCACCCTGACCGAACGGAGCAGCAGAGACGATACCTGCCTCTTCGAAACCGAAGAAGGGTGCGCCGCCTGAAATCTCAAGCACATTTGAAACACCAACAATGCGACCCCATACCTGCAACCCGTAGCCTTTTGCGGTCTGAATGTTCCAAACGTTGTCGTAAAACGCATCGATGTTTGCCGAAGGATCGACAGCCGAATTGAAGCTGCTGATGAGTGACATCAGCGCAGGACTGTTGGCATACTGCGAAAGTACTGTATCCAGATAGTTCTGCATATCAAGAGAACGTCACAGTGATATTACTGGCCGCGCACACGGGCTCTTGATTAATATTCATGAGGATCGCATTCGCGTTCGCAGCGCCTACGCCGATCTGGATCGAATAAATCGATACCCACGACCCCAGTGCAGCGATGTTGGCGTAGAACCTCGATGCGAACAGCCACGCCCCAACTCGTGCGCGCGACCCGCCATCGGCCCCTGTGAATGACTGCAACACGGCGGCCTGCACCAGGGCGATGGCATTCGACGGTACGCCGGGGTTGCTCTGCATGGCAATGGTAAACAGTACTGTCGTGTTGCTCAGCGTCTGATATGTGACGTTGTATTGCGGCAGCGGCGGGCTGTATGGCTGGATGGCCGGACCTGGGTCTTGCACCGTCACCGAGGTATTGCCGTTGTAATTGCACCCTGGTGATTTCTTCGTCCAGATTGCTTGACCGATGGCTTGTGCCTGGCCGCCGGAGACGCCGACATATAGCGAATTTGGAGCAAGCAGTATGCCGCCTACCGCTGCTGTCAGCGACTCGGATGCGACGGACTGGCTCACGCCAACAACATACGTCCCGGCGCCACCTGTCCCGGTGCCGAGCGCGGTAATCAGAGTGCTTTGAGCGACCCCAGCTCCGACCACGGTCTGGCCGGCTGCCAGCGTTCCTGACGCCACCGCAGTAACGGTTAGCGTCGTGCCAGATATAGAGCCCGTGAAAACAGCCCCGCTTTGGACGGATAGCGGATTTTCAGTTGCGTAGGCATCTAGCACGCCCGATACGTCGAACACCGCACCCAACACGGATGGCAGTGAGCCTTGCCCATTCAGCGCGACCGATTGCGAGCGGCGATATTCGAATTCCGAGCGCGTCTCGACGTTCTGGCCGACTACGCCCGAGGCGCATGTGACTGAATCCCATCCGGGAATAGCTTGGTAGATTGATACGCCATTGGACGCAGGGACCGCGATAGGGCCGGTCGTCGTGCAGGCGAATGAGGCTGTAATCGAGCCGCCGACAGGAATTGTGACGGTGGCCGTACAGCTATACACATTGCCTGCGGAATCCTGAATCAACGCACTATTGGCGGGTATGACAACGCCGGCCAGGCCATTGCAAGGTATCTGCAAAACAGTTGGCAGGGCGGGATCGCGCTCGATGAAATAGATACGCCCGATCGCGTCCTGCATGCGCCCGGCCGCGTACGCCGGATCGATGCCATTAGCAAGCGCCAGAAATTGATCGTTCTTGTCGCCGATGATCGCCGTTTGTGACGACGCCAATTGGCCCTGCGGCGCGGTCAGTGCGGGATTTAGATTGCTGCCGAGCGCCGCCTGCTGATCAGCCTGCACGCCGGCCAAGATCGCCGATTCAGCAGGCGCAATAAATCCTGTCGCGCCAAAAACCGGAGCGGGTACGTTTGTCGTCATTGTTTGGGCGTAAAAAAACCGCCAGAAGGCGGTTATATTTGAGTGATATGGCGCTAAAAGCTCGCTACGGAAACAGTCCCATTCGTGTCAGTGACCTGCACTTGCCCTGATACAGCACGGTTAGTGACGCCGGAGATAAAAACTTGCGCACTGACTACGCCGGGAACGGTCATTGCTGCTGCAACCAGATTCGATTTCAACAATGAGAGAGGCGGCAACTGACCCAGTAATTCAGTCCAATATGGCACTCCCTGCGTAGTGTCGTAATACACCTCACCAAGAAATGTCCGGATTGCACTCGCAGCATCTTGCGCCAGTGAATACGGCTCTGACGCCATCGCGATATTGCCTGATGCATCCAACGCTAAATCCCAACTAGCCGGGTCGAGGTAAAGGGTATCCATGCAATCCTAAAAATAATGCAGTTAGTTGACGGAATTCGTATTGCTTGTACCGCTCTGGACGCCGCCATGCGTATGCGTATCATCAACCCGCTTGCCGTTGGCAAATACAGAGCCGATAAATTGCACAACACCAGTGATAACGGCCGATGCTGCGCCTCCACCGCTTCCGGTCATACCACTCAGCCAAGATAACAATCCTTGAATAATTACGGCTCCACTGAAATTCGATTGCGGCGAATTCACGGTAAATGATGTTGAAGCATCTGCCTCGATCAGCGGCGCTTGAAGCGTGATCTTTGTCGGCGAGACCATTGCGATACCACTCGATGAAAATGCGATGTACTGCGTCGGCACGCCGTTGAGCATTCCGCCGAAATAAACCGCATCCGCCATATTGAACATACGCCGGCTGCCGGGGTTCGCTTGCCCCTTGTTGGCTATCACACTTGAGATATCCCGGTCAGCGAATCCAGCCCAGCCGATGTCGCCTACCTGTGGATCAATAATGATCGCGTTTGCGCCACCCTGAAGCCGGAAGTATGGGCAGTGATAAATCGTCCCGTGCGGCACAGCATTACCGACACCGTCCACCTGATTGACTAGCAGCAGCAGGTCGACAAAACCGACAGGAGAGATGCCGCCGGCATTGGTAACGCCCATCACCTTGACCATCTGCATGGTCCGGACGCGGGCTAGGATCGACCAGACTATGAACGACTGAGCGTTGAAATCTGAGTCGGCCGATGTCGGGGTCTGCTGTCCGTTATAACCGTTATTGCTAAGCATTGAATGGCGATCCCGAAAATGACGTTTCCCACTGACCGTTTGGCGTCTCGCTTTCGAGATCATGCGCAATGCCAAACATAATGAACGTGCCATTGGCGAAGGGTAAGCTGCTTTGCACTTTGCAACTCCCGCCGATCCTCAATTGTGGATTGAATAGTGTCTTAACTGCGATGATGCCACCTGAACCGGCATTCGATGGGTAGCCGATCATGCCCGTACCAGGCGATACGAGCGGGATCAAACCGTCACGACTTCCGCCCTTCGGCCAGATCGCTAGGATGTTGTTGTCAAGCGTCCAGTTGATGTTTGCTGCGGTGGCGCAATCCTCCATTTGCTGTTTAGGTGAACCATGGAAGTATGGTGTCGAGAGCTTCGCCGTGATGCCGTTATTCTCGAACGCATATCCATTTTGCGTGGCGAGGTTTCGCATGATCGTTGCCACGTCAGCTACACCAGGAAAGCTCAGCGCTGCCGTCGGCTTGACCGCTTCGAGTAGGCCGCTATGAGCCGCTATATGCAGGGTCGAGTCAGGTGCGCTATTCATGTCCACCGCCGCTAGCAAAACTTGCCCCTGAAAGATTGCGGTCATACCAGCGACAGCATCGCCTGCCTCGATGATTATCTGGTAAAAGCGGGTCGTCACTTGCCCGTTGTTGAGGCGACTCACGGTCGATAGCTGGTTCATCAGCGATGGCGTTAGTCCATGCACAATCACCGAGGCCTCACCCATCGAAGGGGTGCCAGCATTCGCAATGGTGGCCTGGATGCGCAGGCCGGATACCACCACTTGGTCATAGTTTCCTTCGACGAAGTTATATTGAACTCCACTCGTGTCCCTGCCTAGCCTAAAGGTAAGAGTAATAGCACGCTGAACGAAGCTCATCAGCCCACCCCATTAAGATCAGTGGTCTCTAAATAGCAGAACAGATAGCGCGTCCCGAGCCCAGGACTGGACGGGTCAAGGCTTCCCTGAACATCCTGAAACATCAAATCTCCCGTGAAGCCGAGATAGAGGCTACGCACGATCCTATTCAGGTTCTGGCAAATCACGCCGCCAATCAGCAGCGAACCATTGACGTACAGGTCGCAATAGAATCCCGTCGAATTCTGGTATAGATCGATATTGCAGTTCTGCCCCGCTAGGGCGACTGAAATCGTCTGCGAGTAGGTGTCGGATATTGGGATAATTTGCATTCTTACGAGACCTGGTTAGACAAGAGATGTGTCGTGCTAATATTTGACTGAAAAACCACAAAATAAAGGAAAACCTATGCTGAGAAAACTCGTTTCAATTCTGCTTCTGCTTCCGTTGGCCGCGCATGCGCAGGGCATAAGCGGGGACAAGATGCGCGAATGTGGGCAGAAGGCGTGGCTATTCAGCATGGCGGCGCAGTACCGCGACTCCCGACTTTCACCGCAGGAGTTCATGAAGTTCGTTGAGCATAACCATCCCAACCCCTTTGTACTCGATGGCGCCTACATCAAGAAAGTAACCAACGCCGTTTATTTCGATGACCGGTTTGCTGGCGCAAGTTCGAGTGACCTATACCAGTCCATGGCTGATGCATGCATCAACCCTGCGCCGCAATACCAGCCTCTCAAGTAGTGCTATGTCGATGCTGATGCAGCCGCAGACTGTGCCGTGGTTGGCTTCTGCGGTTGCACCGCCCCGCCCTGTACGGGGTCAGCCCCGCTAGGTGCTGCCGTATTGGTGAAGGATGGATTCGGTGCGACACGGATTTCCTGAAGCGCTACATCCACCGTCAGCAGCCCGACGCCATTGGTTGATGTGCGCCGAAAATCGAAGCGGATGATCGTCACGTTCGCAATAATATGGCCCTCGGGCATCCCTATATTGAAAGTTTTGAGTGACTTCGCCAGCGTGGATAGCGTAATCAGGAACTGATAACGCTGCTTATCAGTTCCACCCTTGGTCATCCGGATATTGGTTTCGAGCGGGAACATCACCTTGTTGTAAGACTGAAATGCACCTTGCTCCTGAGGGGCATTTGACACTGACCACTCGCGCTTTGCGTCCAAGCTAATTATGGAGTCGGGCTTGATGGCAATAGTCCCATCTGCATTAAATATGCCCCACTTCGGACCGGCGAACATATTCAGAACTATTTGCGCATCGGCCACCAACAGCGCAATAGTATTCGTGACTCTGGAGACCTTCCCGAGCAGCGGCGGAATTCCGATTGTCATTAGCTAAGTCCTGAATTTGCTTGTGCAGCGAAGGAATATTTCTTCACGGCCGGAGCGATATCTTTGGCGATTCCCGCGGCATCCGTCGCCTTGGTGTTCACCGTGATCTGCGCGATCTTCACGTCAGTGGTAGAAGTACTGCCGCCGCCAGCACTGCTGCGCGCCATGATTGCATTGAGCTTGGCTCCGTACTGAGGGTCTGTCGCATATTTACCCGTCAGTGCATTTGCAAAAGCCTTGGGGTCATCCCCATGCGTTCTGGCCGATGCATAGGCACTGCCAGTCGCCAGGAGTTTGGCGTGCTGATCGAATGCATCAGACAGCGAATCGAACTTGGCGAACTTCTGCGTGACGCGCTCCATCTTGCCGTTGATGAACTCGTTGGTCTGAGCCTCGACGTAGGGCTGCCCAGCCTTGGCCTTGATCCCGAACGGATTGTTGCTACCTGCCGGCATGTGAGTGCCGTTACCACTCTCAAGCGCGAACTGCGCCATGGTGACCGCCGCCGGTATGCCGTACTTTGATTCTGAGCCCTTAGCCGCTTGCAAGGCTTCGGCGAGTACCGAGGCACCGCCGGATGGTTTAGACGAACCGGCCTTGATATCGACCCCCGGCGCAGCGGCAGGTTCTGCATCATGCTTGCCAGTGATCGCATTCCAGATGGCCTTGGCGCGGCCCTTGACCCAATCGAAGGCCACCGAGAAGGCAGTCTTGAACGCGGCGAGGATGGCCGGTCCAAGATTTTGGATCAAGCCCACAAAATCGGTGAAATATTTTCCGAGATCGCCGACCAGTGCAGACCACGCCTTGACGATATCATCACCGTTGCCGGTGAACAGCGCGACGACCAGTTTCAGCAAATCCTTGATATTAGATACCCAGTCGGTAAAGACCGCCTTGAGTGAGGCGAATACTGGCGTGACTACACTGGAGATGGCGTTCCACTTATCCGCAAAAAACTGCCAGAACCCGCCGAAGGACGACTGCCCGCCATCTATCCATGTTTTCCAGTCGTCATAGAGCACGGCAATAGCTGCAACGGCAACGCCAATACCAGCGGCCAGCGCGGCCATTCCAGCAACCGGGGCAAAGATAGCGACAGAGAAAGCAGTAGCTGCAACCGCGAGGCCAACGAACATCGCCTCGACCATTGGCCGGTGTGTAGCAGCCCATTCGGAGAGTTCCAGCAGCGCAGCCGTCAACTGCTGAATGTAGGGCGACAGCGACGTCAGGATGCCTCGACCGAGATCGGTCGATGAGCGCCCTAGTTCTCGCCATGCCTTCTGTAAAGCTGCCGCCGACACCGTATCCTTTTCGTGGACAAGGGCGATTTTTTCCTGCTCTACGAGTAACGCCTGGACCGCCTGGCGACCTTGCATCAGTACGTTCACCGTGCCTTCGTCAAAGCCCATGCCAGCGCCGAGTGCCTGCGCACGTGCCGCATCCATTCCTTTGAATGCATCCGATGCCATCAGCAGCCGCTCACTCGAACTGGTTGCCTTGTCAAAATACTTAGAGATGTTGATGCCGGACATCGCCAGGCTTTGCAGCACCTGAACACCAGGCGTACCGGTGATCGAAATCTGCGCCATCTGCTGCGTCATTGCCTTGAGTGAGCCTGTAATGCCGGCCGCCGAACCTCCGGCATCCTCAGCTACACCCTGCCACGCGGACAAGGTTTCGGTCGACATGCCAAGGTTCTTCGCCATGCGACCCACGGCCGCGTCACCGGAAACGACATCCGATACAAACGACGACAGCCCCTTGCCAGCCGTGAAGGCCGCAAGCAGGCCGACGACCTGATTCTTGATCTGACCAAAGAACTGGGCAGCTTGCTTGCCACGTGCCTCCATCTCTTTGGCGGTGCGCTCAGCCTCATCCTGGGTCTTTTTGAGTGCGTTAACCGCATCTTTCTGTCCCTTAGTGAAGTTGGATGCATCAAGTCCCAGCGCCACTACCAGCGAGTCGATTACAGTACTCATGATTCCTCGCTCTTATTTGCAACCTGCTTGTTATGCGCATCAACGGTGATGATTTCGAGAAAATCGTAGACATCTTCTGCGCCGTAGATCGTATCCAGTTCGACACGTGTTGCAAGGCGCGACGAGATGACGGCGCCTATCGTGCGCGGGACATTTACGTATTCAGCATAGTCGCGCCCGTCACTGGCAGTGAAGCCGAGATCGAGCCGGCGACGGGCATAGTAAAATTGACGTGAAGAAAGAATAATTCTTTCCGCAGGCGCAGACGGGTCGAGATTTCCTCAATGTCGTCCTCGACCAATGGCCCCAGCCCCCCGTACCCGCGCTTGATGGTAGGCCGAGCTGGGTCAGGCACGAACGAGACCATGGAGAACATCTCGTCAAGCAATGGCTCCGCATCCTCGAACGCCATACCGCCGAGTGCTTTGATGCCCAGCGCTGCAACGCCAGCCAAGCCGCCAGTGGCAATATCATCAGGAACTTCCATGCCGGACTTCGCCATCGCCAGCAATGCGCGGGCCGCCCACTTCTCGGATTGCGTGGCCGGCATCTCATTGATAACGAACATTTTTCCGTTATCGCGGCCCTCAGTCTCGATCACGATCGCGTGTTGTTTACGGGCCATTAGATCGGCGCTCCTATAACGGCTTGCCATTTGATCTGAAACTTGCGTGGTTGCAGCACTTTCTTGCCGTCAGCAAATGGCGCGTAATTACTAAGCGCGCCATTGGTAAGGGCATATGATCGACCGACGCCTGGCTGCGAAAGAACGCCAAAGCCGGCAAACGCGTCCTGCGCTGCCTCTTCGGCGGCATACCATGCCTCGAAAAATGCAATGGATGGGCTATCCGCCTGCAGCGTCACATTCATGACCTTGATTTGCGGAATCCAGCCCATAGAAAGTTTCCCATCGGCGCCCATCTGGACTTCTTTCGTATCGACCGCCTCCATTGAGTACATGTCATCCTGCGAGAAGCCCTGCAATTGCTGCGGAACCGTGTAGAGCCCGGCGACGCCAATCAACAGAACGCTATTTGCTGAAGTAATTGAAGACATTTATAACCCCTGTTTATTGCACTTCGATGGATGCCAGATTGAGCGACTGGATGGAGCCGCCATCGCAATACCAGAATGTCATCGGTGGCGACGTGCGAGCGCCGCGCACCTGAGCGGTTGCGGGCAGGATCTGCAGATACCAACCTTGGTTGGCGAGCGTGGTTGCGATGTTGGTGCCAGCGGCGTTGTTGACCTCGGCGATTTGCGCCGCTGAAAGTGCCACCCCGCCACTGAAGGCGCCAAAGTTCAGGCCGGCGGTGATCGGATCCATACAGGAAGCCCGCACCAGCGCATAGCCGACGGCGTCGAATGGCAGGCTCTTGACACTAAACAGCAGCGTCATCATTGCCAACTGGAAGGCGCTGTTTAGCCAGATCTGATTGACGTAGCTATCCATCCAGGCGTATGGGCCGCTGATCGATCCAGGGGAAATTCCCTGAAACTGCTGATTGGCAGTCGCCCATGCGCCGTAGAAGTTGTAGCCGTTTGCCCGGAGATTGGCGGCGACAGTCTGGTTGGTAACGCTCGGGACAATCCCACTCTGCGACTTATTAGCCAGAGTGATGCGTCCATTCTCTTCCGTGAAATCGATCGATGCGACGGAACCCGATGCAAACGCAGCGAGACCATACGGAATTGAAGGCACCCATTCCAGGTGCGTTCCGGAGATCCCTGCAGCCTTGATGAGTTGACCCAGCGATGCCGCGGCATTGTTCGATGCAGTCGGCGTGACGTCGGTGTCTTCGCAGACGTAGACATAGCGGTTGTTTTGCTGGCCGGCCCATGTCGAGAAGAGCAGCTTCTGGACATTGCCAGATCCATTGTCCGGGTCGAACAGCGTGAAGAACGTGGCCCAGTTGGTCGTCTGCGCGACAATGTTGGTCATGAACGTGCCGGGGACCGCTGCCGCCGCGCCTTGCGACAGGACTGCGCCGGTTACCGAGGTAAGTAGCAGCGAAGCCGACAGCGTTCCTGTGGCAAACGCCATGGTAGATTGCACGCCAGTGCTTCCCGAGTTGATACAGTAGGCACTGGATACGCTGTCATAGGCTACGGTCAGCGCAGCAGCTGTCGCGGTAATGGTCGTGCTGGTCGCTGTCTGCGTGGCGCTGACGGTATAGGTCCCAGTACCGCCGGTGCCGGTCAGGAAGCCTGTAATTTTCGTGCCCGCTGTTACGCCGGTACCGCTCAGGACATTGCCCACCTGGAGCGCGCCTGAGATCACCGCAGTCACCGTGAGCGTGGTCCCCGCGATCGAGCCCGTCACCGATCCAGCGGTCGGCAGCGTTGCATTCAAGCCGGTCTGGAGTAGCGCGGCACCGGACGAGAAACTGGTCGCGGAACTCAGATTGACCGAGGCTGCGTTGTACGGGTAGCCATCGGCCACGACCGACAGCGAACCCGAAAGACCCTGCAGTTGCGCGAGCGTCATCGCCGACAATGAGCCGCCACGAACATACGCCGATACGGCCGACTGGTTATATTGCGCGAACAGCATCGCGCCCGGCAGCACGTTTGAGCCCTGGAAGCCGGCGAAGTAGATCGCTGCAGCGGCGGCTTCAGGCGAGGCTGGGCCATAATAGTTGTCCACTGCCGTGTCAGACGGAAACGATAGAAAGCCGCCGATTGGTGTGCGCGCGCTAGTTGATAGGGCGAGGCCGATGAGATCCAGCGCCGATCCCCCAGCCGAAATCACGCTCGGGACAACGCCAACCAGGTCAGATGCTGGAATACTCGACATATATGCTCCAAAAATAGAAAAACCGCCTTGAGCGGCGGCTTAGAAATGAAAAACCCGGCACGGGCCGGGTCGGTTCAATCGGGTAGAAATATCAAAATTATTATTGCAGCGTCTCACCGATATCTATGGACACTTCGGTGAAGAAATCTTGCGGGACTGTGACCACTGGATTGCAGTGCATCACGGCATCGATCGTCCAGCGAGTTTCGACCTGCTGTTCGCCGTTTAAAAATGGGGCCTGCCTTGGGTCGCTGGCATATAGCGGCGTAACATCAAATCCAGACGCAGAAAATGCCGTAGTCGCAAATTCATCTCGAAACAGTGTGACGATGATCTGCGCGTTGTCGGCGCTGGCCGGACCATGCACGTCTACCTGGATCGTAACTTTCGTCGGCTGCAATGATGCTTTCGTTCCCGGATTTACTGGATGACCATCGGTGTACGTATCGATATTCGTAGAAAGTCGCTCGCGTAGCGTCGATGTCATCACAACAAAGTCGGAGCCTTTCGGCTCTGCTACGCGATTTACTTGCCCCTTCACTACCTCGACACCGGCTGGCAGCACTGCCAACAAGAACGAACGCAATGCAGCCAATGTCTGACTTTCGGTAAGACTTAGCGTCGGCGTCGTCATGATGCTAACTGCCTCGTTACGGCCACTTTCACCCAGCCATCAGAACTCGCCCAATTCTCCAAAACCAAAGCGACAAGCCAGATCGATCCATCTGGCAGTGCGATCAGATCGCCGCCCTTGCTGTCCGGACGTGCAACCCCCTCCCAATTACCATTGATGTACATCGCACGGCGCTCGCCCTGGATATTCAGGGAATCGATCTGGGCGATGTCGTTGTATTGCAGTGCTTGGGCCTGGATCTGCACTGATACGGGCGCGGCATAGCTAGGCACACGCGAACCATCATCGCTCGTCGCGTAGCCAGTTGATGCCTGGATCGTGGCGATCACCCATGGATTGATCGCAGCTACACATGGTCCAACGATGTTGTGTAGATTCATGACTCTTTTACCTTGTTGTCAACCGAGTTCAGCATATGACCCGATTCGCGCAGCGGCGCATCAAATCCTTTGCGTGCGATGGTCGATTTGGCATTGCCTGGCGTCGTGAAATCACGTATTGATTCCCGCAACTGATTGGCAATGTGCTCCCCCATAAGTCCAAGCGCTTTGCCAGCGTCATACTCATTGACGACCAGTAACTTACCTACTGCATCACCCCAATCCGGACTATCCTTGGCAATCATGTTGCGAAAATACGGCCGTGGAGGCGTGCCGTTCGCAGGAGCTCCAAACTCATCGATCGCCGCAATCATCGCAACCGATGTCCCATCAGGGTAAGTAGCACCTTCAAGAAAGCCCACCTCTACCGACGCGGCTTTACTCACTTTTTTTGCAAGCTCGGCTAATGCAGCCTGAAGTTTCTCGCCGCCTGAAAATGACTTAGCTACCATCGTCTGTATGGGTCCATGTTGCGCACTGGGCCTGGCACGTAGCGCATCGTTCGATAAGCGGCAGTTGCCGCCCAGAATGCGGCGCCGTACTTGGTTTGCTGCCACCATTGCACAGTGCCGGCCGGATAGTCGTTTTGCGTCTGTACGGATACGCTGCCTTCGGATGCATTGCTGATGCGACCGACCAGTGGTGAGGATGGCTGCCCATTCAGGGGCGCATTCAGCGCGGCGATATGGGCAGTCACCATATTCAACAACGTCGCACGCTGCACCAGATCGCGGATGATGCTGGCAGGCGTGTTGTCGCAGTACAACTGTGCTTCGTTGAAATACTGCTGCGCCAGCGGTTGAACCACCGATTCATACAGTTCCGGGTACCGGATCGCCCAGGTTCCGTAATTGAAAACAACGACGTTATCCATGAATTACGCAGCGCGACGCAGGTCCGAGGTTTCGACACCCTTTGGCAACTTGGTAGGGTCGAGGCGCTCCAAGCCTGATTTGACATCATCTTTTTCGGCAGCTTCAGCCTTGATACCGGCACTATCGCCGTGAGCGAAAACCAGCCCATTAACGATGAAGTCGGCGTATTTATTTTGATCAAGCCATTCTTCCCAGAACGCTTTTGGAATGTCGTACGTGACTGCGTATGCGCCGATCAGTTGTTGGTGCGGCCCCTTGTTTTGGGCATAGGAATTGCCGGTAAGCACAAAGCTCGGCGAGTTCCTGCGTTGCTCTGCGATTTTGAACTCTCGCACGCCGCCGCCCATGACAGGCTCGCTGCCCTTCTTAAAATCGTACAGTCGGATGATCAAGTCCATCGGCAACTTCGAAGCAACCATGACGGTAGCACCGCCGGTGGCCGGCGTTTTGTTCGGAGAGATTGTTTTTTGATCGGACATGGTTTTTATCCTTCGATTGGAAATAAAAACGCCCGGATTTACCGGGCGCTTTGCGGTGTATCGGATATCTGAATTACACGCCGACCATTGTCGACATGGCATACGGCTGACGCAGAATGAAGCCTGAGCTGCCTTGGGTGAACTTTTGCTTGTAAGCGGACAGTTCGCGAACGACAGGTCCGGCGCGCAACTTGGAGTTGAACGAGCAGTAACCAGAATCTTGTCCGGCCGCTTGCGGCGCCCATAGTTGAACGATTTCGCCGGCGGCAGAGCCTTGTGGGTTCTGCGCAGTCAGCGCACCGTATTGAATTGCCGTCTTCACTTCCAGATTCGGGAAGTTCAATTTCAGCAACGCTGCCACGTTCACGTTAAACGTGTTTGTAGCCGTCATCGCACCTTCACTGCGCGGCGACATACCCAAGACAAATTTCGACTTCGTATTCAGCAGGCCCGACGACTGGTTGATCGACTGAATCGCCAGGCTCTGAATATCGGCGAAGATTTCGTTTGCCGTAGCGTTGATCGAAGTGCCGTTCAACCAGGCCAGACCGCCGGCAGCTTTTGGTGTTGGGGCAATCGCTGGATACAACGAAGGATCATTCAGTGCGCCGTAATTTTGCAGGCCGGCGACGCCACGGAAGTAAGTCAGGTTACCGAACTTGTTGAGGCCGTCAATCGCAGCTTCTTTCTGTTCTGCAACGTAACCGATCTTTGCCAGTCCAACACGTTCGATTTCCAGATCGCCGTATTCTGTGACCGTTTGGTACAGATAAGGCTGGCGTTCTGGAAAGTTGGTATTGATGCCGGCGCGGCCGTTGTTGTTATGGTCGCCGTAGCTGGATACCTCGTACGTACGTTCCACGACCGGGAAGATCAGAGTCGAAGTTGTCCATTCGCCCTTTTGCTTCTCGCCGAAGATTTCAGCAGCCTCATTCGGCGCGGTCAGCACGCGCAGAATATCCGGATCCGTGAAAAAGGTCAGATACGCCGGAATACCCGAGTTCGGCGTGGTTACGAGTGCGGGTTGCGCATCCATCGCCAAATCGATTCGCTCCTTCCACTCCGGACGGCAAAACATTTGCGCGCCGGGGAAGTCGATGCCCCAGCGGGAGCGGTGATAGTCGAGCGCAGCACGTTGATCCTGCGGCGACATGTCGTATGCTAATTTAGGCATGATTCTATTTCCTTAAAATTGGAGTTGGCGAGGATTAACCGTTGAGCCAAGTTGTCATCTTCACCAGCTCGCCCGGCGCACCGATTGAGGAGGCGACCCATTTGGTTTCAGTGCCGGCTGCGACAATAATCGTGGTCGATGTTGCGGTCTGGCTGATCGATACTGCGTAAGTACCGGTGCCGCCGGTACCGGTGATAAAGCCGGTAATAGTTGTACCTGCAGTGACGCCCGAGCCGCTGATTGTGTCACCGACCGCCAAGGCGCCCGAGCCGACTGCCGAGACGGTCAATACGCCGCCCGATGCGGTCAGCGTGCCGCTGGCGAACGTCTGCGATACAGACACCGCATAGGTGCCAGTACCGCCTGCGCCCGTTCCATAGCCGGTAATCACTGTACCGGCAGCAGCGCCAGAAAGTGTCTGCCCAATGGCGAGGACGCCGCTTGTTACAGCCGATACCGTCAGGCCACCACCGGAAGCAGTGATGGTTTCCGAAGCGATGTTTTGCGACACGGATACCGAATAAGTGCCGACACCACCGGCGGTTCCTGTCAGTTGCGACAGAATGGTTGTCGCCGGATCAACGTTCGTGCCGGACAGCGCTTGGCCAGCCGCCAAGACCGTGCCAGCCGCAATAGCGGAGACGGTCAGGACTTGACCGGCAATAGAGCCAGTCACCGAGTTGAGCGCGATGGCACCGGTAACGACAGTCGCCGCAATCGAACCGGTTACGCCGGCCGCCGCCGGTGGCGTACCAGTCGGGCCGAACGAGACGGATCCGTTTGCGTTATTCGCGTAGACCTTGTTGCCGATCGCCGAGGTAGTTGAGCCTGAGTTCAGAACCCAGAAGCCGCCGGCATTGAACAGTGTGCACGGAAAACCGGCTGGAATAACCAGCGAGGCTTCGGCCAGATATGCAGTAATCAGCGCTTGCTGATCACGGAAAACAAAGCCAGCAGGAGCGCCAGCGCCAAAGCTATTGGCGATCTTGTTGGTGAGTGTGTCAGCCCATGCGAACGAGCCGATTGTCAGACCACTCGAACCCGCTACAAAACCACCTTGACCAGCATCGACAACACTACGCGGATTGGCATCGCAAAAGTCACCAGCTACTGCTGGTGCCGCTTGCACATTTACTTGACGGGGAAATCCCATGATGAACTCCTATATTTTTGAGGGTGATGCTGGATTAGTGGCCGACGCGGTGCGCGTTCGGGAAGGAATCCAGCATGCCGGCTGGCAGCGAACTGTCGGCAGCGATAACCGGCTTATGGCCCTCGCCCGGCTTTGGCTGCGCCATCAGTACGGCTTTGTAGGCGCTCGGATGCACGTCTTTGACGTCGACCTTCAGGGTTTCCAGGGCGGTCTTGAAGACGGCTTCAGCACTGTCCATGCCAATCAACTTGCCGACATACGGCTTGACGATCTCTTCGGCTTCCTGAATGCCGCGCAGGCGAGCAATCGTCTTGGCTTCGGTATCGCGAGCTGTCGCATCGCATGCCAGGCGGATGGCCGCATCCATGGCTGCCTTAGTCGGACCATCATCTTTCTTGGCGGCTGGGATTGCATCTTTGTTGTCGTTGTTCTTCGGATCAGCATTAGCTGCACCTGGAGTGACAACAGGTTCGTCTGCGGCTGTTGCTGCAGAGGCCGGTGCGGCGCTCAGCATGCTTTGCACTTGCGCTAGATCCTCGTCGCTGATCTTGCCGCGCAACATGTTTAGCAAGCCTTCCATCTTCGGGTCTGGCTCATCCTGCGTAACGATGTCGTCGTCCGACTCTTGTCCATCCAGCTTATCCAGCAATTGAACGATGTCGGCGATGTCAGCATCGGCGGCCAGCAGCGGCTTAATGGCGGCAAGAATGCCCGGCTTTTTGACAAGCCAGTTGCTTTTCTTCACGCCTGCGAGAATTGGATTCAGATCGATCGCAGCATCCGATGCCAACAACATTTTTGGCTTCAGGACAGCCAGCAAGGCTCCTTTTGCCATGACTGCTTTTTTGCTAAGAGACTTGCTCACTGGGATTTCTCCATTAAGGTTGAGTGAAATATCGCCGACCATCACATCCGGCCCGGCGCGGCCTTTTTGTACAATTGCTACGTGGTTGAATTTGATGTCGCGCATCACGCCGTCATAGGCGACACCATCGAACGTTCCCGGCGTCATGTCGGCTTTGTAGTAGTAGGCGCAAGAGATTTCTTGCTGCACACCGCTCTCGATGCCCTGGATTGCTTTCTTGGTCCAGACCACCAGCGATTGATCGAGGTACGGCGCATTGAATGCAGCATCGGAACCGGTGGCGCCAACAATGATGTCGGGCTTGTGGTCTGCGGCTGATACCGGTACATGTTCGTCAAGCAGTGGAATGTTGTTCGCGGTCGGCGCAGCTTTCGCTAACTCCTCCGGATCGCGGTACAACATGTAGACCTTGGCCGGGTCCAGGCCAAGTGCTTCGTAATCGGGAATCTCATCGCCACGGTATGGGCAGACATTGGCCTTACTGATGTGCGTCAGGGCCACATGCATACGGCCGTCTTGATCGATCGTGCGCACACTCGCGCGGTCGAAGGCCAACTGATCCATCGCCGGCGCGTCTTCCGCATGCTTCACACCGAGCGCAGCATTGACCACCTCGCGCACACCGGGGTGCAGCGGCTCAGGGGGTGATGATAATTTCGCCCACTTGAATTCGGTATGCTCTTTTGGGTCCAGTTTCGGCCTGAACTTGTGCCGGATGAATTGGCGGTACGTAATGAAATCAACTTCCGACCCGCTATCATCCTTGCTGAACGTGTCGGCGATCTTGGACAGTTCGCCGTATGGATGAGCACCGATCTCTTCGGTGCATTCGCGCTTCGCGGTTTCTTCCGGCGTCTCGCCATCGTCCGCCTTCCCACCAGGAAGATCCCATTCATTCGGGTGATTGGCGCCCGGGGAGCGCAGCAGGAACAGAGCCTCATCCCCTGGCGTGATCAGCATGATCCCGGCGCCCTTGATCTTTCCATCCTTGGCAATAAGTATTTTTGGCATTGGCTAAGCAATAAAAAGCCTGCGCAATGGCAGGCTATTAAAAAGTTGTAAAATCGTCGAATGGACAGAATTCCAGGCCGAAACGAGGCGCTTTGCCGCGTCTACACGATGCGCGCATTGCGTGATGAAGGTGCAAGCATTGAGCTCATCGCGAAGTTCTTTGGTCATCAGCCATACAACATCGAAATGCTGATCCGTTGGCATGAAACGCTATACCCTGTCATGCCAGAAAGAGATGAGGTCGGCGCGCCGAACTTGCTCAACCGCTTTCGACTGAACCACTCCCCTTAACTTAAAGTCCTGGAATCACACTCCGACTGATGCACCGGCACCCGATCTCCCGACCTGGCCATGTCCATTTTCCATCGAGATACATCCCCTCTTTAATTGTGTAGCGCTTACCGTTTGCATCCAGATGCGACTGGCGCGGATGCTTGCCTGCGTGGCTATGCATCCATACTGCCTCGGTAATGCCAAGGCTCGCCTGCCGAACCCGCGTAATCGATGCCGTTGCCTTGTTGTTCTGGTCCCGTGCGATCAGCGCCGCGCGCCGCTTGGTTATGCCGTACCTCCCCTCAAGTTCTTTTGCCAGAGTCCCGAGGTCACGGCCATCGGTCACGCTGCGCATCACCAAGCCCTGAACTTCCGTCAAATGCTGCGATGCAATCGACCGGATCAGCCCAACTTGCTCGCCTATCGTGGCCTGCATCACATCATTAGCCGCCGCGGTCATTTTGAATTCAACCGAGAACCCGGCTTTCTTCAAAATGGCTTGCAACGAACCATCAGCCCGTTTTGTCGCGGCGGTAGCGAAATATTTAGCGAGCTCTGGCGCAGCACGATCAAATCTGCGCTGCCAGCGCCGCGAAAGCCTGCGCATAATCTCACGCATTGCCATCGCTGGACTCATTTGAGGAATGGCTGGCGCTGCTGACGATGATTCAATCCTGCCTATGCCTGCCCGCCGACTGGCACCCTTGCCATCCTGAGCCATTTCCGGCTCATTGGCTCGGTATGATGCCTTCAGCCAATACACCAGGCTGGTTTGCATTTCGTCGATCAGCGCGTCAATCTTTTTCTGATACGCCATCTGTAGGCCGGCATTCGGATGGACCGCTGCGAGGACGATTGGCTTTTTACTCGGCGCCAGCAGTTTCGGCATTCTTCGACTCCACTTGTTGCTGGTGTTCGTATAGATCTAGCCCATCTAAATCCGGGCCTGGGTCGCCGTTCTCCATCACCGGCTCCGGCAATGGTCGATCCAGATCGAGTGCCGCATACGGTGAATCCTCTTCGCTGGCTATGCGCGTGCGCACTTCCTCTGGAAACAACACGCCCGAGTCGATATGAATTTGATCTGTTTCGGCTTCGGTCTTGCGCACGCCCGCAATCTCAACTTCCGACATCGTGTACAGCGGCTCCCACATGAAGCCGATCTCGGGATCAATCTCTCCGAACAGCGAAAGCTGCGCGATATTCAGAATCTTGGAAATGACCGGCGTGTAAATCTCTTGACTCGATGCGCAGTTGTCTTTGAAGACGCGTATCTCGCCGTCGCTGGTAGCATTCAGTCCTGCCGGTGTAATGCCGGTTGTATAGACAAGCGGGACGCCGGCCGGCGCGCATTGCTGCTCCTGCGACTGCGCAAGCAACTTATCGAGGCCGCCAAGTGGCACTGAAACGTTGCTAAACTCTTCCGTTTCCTTGTTGATTGCGTTGACACCGTGGTTATCGCGGCCAAGATTGAAAATCTCCATGCGGCGAAAGAAGTTTTCGGCGCCACCGGCATTCATGATCTGCGACATGTCTGTCGACAATGTCCATACGGTGAACGCATGGATCAGATCAGACACGGACTGGCGAGTACGTAGCCAGTTATCCACGTACGGCTTCATCATCTGCGACAGCGATAGGCCGGAGAATGCATATGCCGGCTTGAGAATATCCGGCACCTCACGGGTGATGATCGTCTGCAGTCGGCTCGAATGAATCTCGCGGCCCATCACGAACCAACTGACGGGCTTATAAAACGTCGGGTCTAGAGGATCGTTTGCGTTGTACTGATTCGGGTAGCTCCAGATCGGCTCGACAACTACCAATCGTTTGAGTGTATTTAGACCGATTTTTGCTTTCGTTTCAGTCAATTCCGTTTTCAATTCATCGCGATCAAGATCTGAGCCAGTAGTACCAACATCGATGAAAATCTGTGAGCGACCAAAGAACCCATCCTGCTCGATTGCCTCGCGAATCTTCGACTGGACGTTAAGGCGCTTGAATTCGGCCTCCAGCCGCTTGATCTTGGCCGACTTGTCTTCTTCGCCAGTCGCCTGCAGCTTGATCCATTTGCGCGTCATTTCTCGCGCATATGTTTCGGCAGGCTTGCGGAATTCGGTAACCTGCGCCCACTCAGCCAGCACAGTAAAGCCGGGAAACGCATATCCTTGACCGAATGCGCTGTTGACGTTTTCCAGCAAGCCGAAGTTCTGATTTGCACTGATCTGCGAATCCATAGCCAGCTTCTTACCTGCTGGCAGGACGCCGGCTATCGGTACATACGGTTTTAGAAAATCAAATTTCTGTTCCAGCGCCGCCTTCGCACTTGACCTCATGCGCATGCCAATCACAGCATCAGTCGATACAGTCATCCCAGTTGATTTCGGAATGGCGGATGCGATAGGCGCAGCCGTACGCGCAGCGGTCATCTGCTGCTTTTTCCGTTGTTTGCGATTCATTTATCGTGTGCTACCTAATCGGGAGAGTTGTTTAATGGCATCGGAACTGATCACCATCGGCTCTTGGCCGGGCGCGAACGCCATGATGAAGGCGTCGGCCAGATTCGGCGAATCAACTTCGCGCTTAGCCAAATCCTTTTTGCTTTCGACCTTTACCTTGCCAGTCGCGTCAAAGTCGCGCTTCGGTGTGCACAATTCATCGATCAGTTGTTCAAGATACGGAATGTCAGCCGAAATGCTGATCAATTCGTCTTCACTGAACTCGGCACCGTTGTGCGCAGCGTTGTACGTATTCTTGAAACGGTCCGCCACCAGCCACCAGGCCTGCGCCTTAATATTGGCGAACATGTCCTTGTTTTTGGTCTGAGTGCTGGCGTAGATCGATTCTGGCTTAAACACCGCGGCACCGGCATTGAACTTGCAGTAACCGATTCTCTTGCCATCGCCGCGCGCGGCATTGATTTCTGCAAACTTTGCCCCAGCCGACGCGCCAACACCAATTGAGTCATACGTGATCGATGCGCCACGATCTGCGGCGCTGGCATATACCCGAGTGCAGGACTTCAATAACTCATCCTCCTGCCCCTTCCACATGTCACCCCACAGCGCTGCAAATCCATGCGCATAGATTTCCGCGCACAGATCCTTGCCGCTATCCGCAACGTCGAAGCCAACTCGTTTGCGGCCGGTAGGTTCGATGCCTCGCTTCTGATGGAAGTCGATCGCAGCCATAACCCACGACCGCTTGATAACGACGTTTTCATCATCATCCTTCGGCACACCCAGATAGATGTGCTCATACTCCTCGAAATCCTCCGCTTTGGCCGCCTCGATGACACCCCTCATCGTCTGGCTCAAGAACGGGTTTTCGTCGTAGTTGATCTTGCGCACTACGGTACTGCGGGGCGGATTCGTAACGAATCGCTTGTACGTAAAGTCCGTAGACAAGCGCGGATTGAAGATTATCCAAACTTGCGATCCTTGCTTACGAATCGTCGCTTCCAGAATCTTCCACTGCGCGGCTGTGAGGTTGTGACCTTCCTCGATCCAGAGGATGTCGATCGCCTCAAGAGACTTGATTTCGTCAATCGATCGCCACAGCCCGTAGAACAAGAACTCACTTCCAGTCTTCCGGGAGATGATCTTGTTATCCAGGATGCGAAACGTCGACGTCAGGCCGAATCGATCAATCTGGTGCTTGAGCAACGTGTAGACCGACTCCTCGATCTTGTTCTGGAACTGCCGGACGCACAGAACGCGCAACTTGTAATTGCTGGCAAGAAACGTAGCGAACCCTGCAGCGTCCCATGACTTCGATGAGGCCCGGCCACCATACAGAACTCTGTTACGCGCCTTCGCTGCCCAGAAGCTTTTAAGTGCAGGATTAAGTGTCGCCTTCGTCTTCGTCGTCGCCATAGAAATGCGTCAGCCCCGAAGGAACCTCGCTTGCCCCGCCCTTGTTTAAGTCGTCCACCGCTTCCTTATTGGCCTTCACCAAGTTGATCGGTATCTCGCTCGACTCGTTAGCCATCCTCGTCAGCACGGCGATACTCTTCAGGGCTTGCATGCCATCCTCATCCAGCGGCATCGCATCATCAATCTCGGCGACCTTGCTGTTTGCGATGCCAGAAAGCCTGTGTGCAGTCGCCGCTCCATATCTTGCAGCCCCGGCCAGATGCATTGATATGTCCTTCAGGTCGTCCGCAAGTGAACGCGCCGCGATTTGTTCCGAAACGTTTAATAACGACATCGCGGATTCGGCCGCAACTAGTTGACTGGCAACGGTTTTGACCGTTTCGATACGTTTAGAAAAGCGTACCGAAATAGATGCCTTACTGATCTTGTACTCACGGGCAAGCGCTGCTGCCGATTCGCCGTTCAGCAATCTTTTTCCGATTGCCTCCCATTGAGCATCGGTCAGTTTTGAAGGTCGCGCCATACTGCCATCCAATAGTTAAATGTTGAAGCGCCCCGCGCTGCCAGGATCGGCATTGCGCCGAGAGAAGGAAGCAGCTTCCATGTCGTGCGCCCCTGCCGGGCTTATTCCCGAGTCGCCGGCCTGCGGGTGAAATCTTATCCACAGATTCTGTGCATAGCCTTGTGAATAACCGGGCATTACGTTTGCCAACCGGCCCGCCCCTGGCGGTTTCCAGTCAAGGTATTGCATCGGAGGGCAACCGTAATCTTTAGTGCGCGAGGAGGCTGGGCTGTAACTGCCCTTCGAGCAATCCGCGCTCTTCGCGCAGGCTCGGCAATTCCTTCTTGCGCTTGAGCATCAGATGCGAGCCGAACGAGGCGCGAACCTGCGAACTCACCTCTTTCGAGATCAACGCCTGCATTTGCGCCCATAGATCAGCGCTTTGGTTGCGCAGTTGACCGGCCATGTCATTGAAGGCGGCGATATACGCCTCCTTGAGCTCGGCTGCTTTGGTGCCAGTGAAGCCCATTGCGGCGAACATGAATCCGTCTTTCGTCATCGTGTAGGCCGGCTCTTGGCGCGTTGCACCCTTGGGTCCGCGCACATCGATCATCGTCAACGCAAAATTGCGCTCACGAAAACCGGTGCTGCATTCCATGTTTTTGACGGCGCGGAGGATGTCCGAGTGCCGCTTTCCGAAGTGCTTGGCTACCTTGCGCGAGTATGTGATCAGCTCATCGCCGGCCAGTGCTACCAGGTCGCTCATGCTTATCAGATCATTCATTTACTGCCCCTGTACGCCTGGAATGAATGACTGCGGCAACGCGCCCAGGACGCGCGATTGTCGGCCGGCCAGCCTATCCGCGGCACAAACGAAAAAGGGCGGCACCCGAAGGAACCGCCCTGCACATGTAAAAAATCCCACTATCGGAATTCCGACCATGGGCAAGTCAGCCTTGCGACTGAGGAGGAGACTCTTTAAATATAATCAAAAATGATTACAAATAGCTTGATGATGCAAACATTTTTGGTTACACTGTACTTACTGAATCAAACAACGAAAGGAGGTGCGGTGAAGCAGAAAGAGTTTGTACGGTGGCTCGCAGAACAAGGGGCGACATTCAAGGAAGGCAGCAACCACTTGAAGGTCTATCTGAACGGCAAGCAAACAGTGATACCGAGACATGCTGGCGAGATGAAAACTGGCACAGTCAACGGAATCAAAAAACAACTCAACCTAAAGTGAGGATGCCCCGAAAGGGGCTATCCCCGCAACAGCTTCACCGCATCGATTACCTGATAGCAGATAAAGGATTAACTATGAAATACCCTGCACATTTTGAGCCCGACACCAAAGATGGCGGCTTTGTCATTACCTTCCGCGATATCCCAGAGGCAATTACTCAGGGCGATACTGAGGAAGAGGCACTAGCAATGGCCGCCGATGCACTTCTGGCGTCCATGGATTTCTACTTTGAAGACAGCCGCCCTGTTCCGCCGCCATCCAAGGCAAAGCGCGGCGAGCGTCTTATCTCACTTCCTGCCAGCGTCTCTAGCAAAGTCTTGCTGCTCAATGAGATGCTGGCGCAGAAAGTAACGCCAAGTGAACTTGCCCGGCGTCTTGATACTACGCGCCAGGAAGTCAATCGCCTGATCGACCTGGGCCACGCGACAAAGGTTGACCGCATCGAAGAAGCGCTAGGCGCACTCGGCAAGAGTCTGGAGCTGTCACTAGCTTGATTCTGGGGCATCTGCGCAAAATCGAATCGCAGTCATAAGATTGGAAGGCAGCGGCTCTACCATTGAGCTACAAACGCAGAAAAGCCCCGGCCAGTTAAGGTGCGGGGCTTACGACATTACACAGTTCTATCTGAAAAGTTGCAATTCTCTGGGCGTGCGAAACCACCCATGGAGATAAATATACACTGTGTTTACGCACAGTGCAATATTTTTAACAAAATAAGTTGCAACAATCCTTTCTTCGGCACTTTTATGTTGCCGTCATTTTTCCTTCAAGGCTTTTGATTGCTTCGGTAGCACTCTCTCTGACCATTTGAAGATAGCTTGCGCACGATTCTATTTCCTCATAATAGTGATGAGCCAATGCGTTGCCGAGAGTTGCTTTTGCGATAATGTCACTCGCAAGCTCACTGCTTAGCTGACGTGGGGCGCCATACTCGCACCGGTACGCAATCGCCCTGATAAGATATTGCTTTGACAACCTAAATGATTCAAGTGCCATCTCGAACGATTTATTCTCCAAGGCTTGATTCAGGTCATCAGTAAGTGGCAAGGTTGGCTTGGAACCTCCGGACAAAAGAAGCGCCTGCACATCCACATATTTTTCTGCGTCAAACTTTCCGGTCTTGCGAATCGTTGGCAGAACATCGGATGTCACCCACTTGCGGAACCGATGTGGCAGGGTTCCCGGTTTGACGGCATCGCGGCAGCGCAGGACCAGCGTGTACATGCCGGACTCGCTGATGATAGACAGGTTCTGCTTTCCGCCAAGGGTGTCGGTTAAACCTACACCCTTTTCATCGTCGTCTAGCGACCTCAGTGAGTCTCTGGAATTTACAAGATTCAATGCCTTGCACACATCAACAGCAACAAACCACGGCTCGCCGTCGATCAGAACAATGCGGACCTTGTGATTCTCAAATGTGAAAATTGTAGGGTCGCTCATGCTGCAACTCCGATTTTGGCGGGGGTGGCGAGAGGCGCAGAAACACTGCAAAGCCGTGCAATCAAGGCTTCGTAAATTTCCTGTGCTGCGGCGAGATTTGGGACGGGTTGGCGCGGTGCGGGCGTGGGGATGCAAGTAGCAACCATGACTGACTCCTGTTTGAGACTTAGAGAAGCCCACCGGAAGCGATTTCAAGCGCAAAGGGGTGGGGTTAAGGTGTTGAAATCTCGTAAACAGCCGAGCGGATAGCCATTTCTGGCAATCCCACCTTTCCCCATTGAGGAAACTGCAGGCGTAAAAAATGTCACAAAACTATAGGGGTGACATTCCGCTGTTTACTCGTGATTTCAAGCACTTGAGCGGAATATAGCCCTGGATTTACCAAATGTCAAATCAGTCAAAATGAGCCGAAATTAGCCGGTGCGTGCAGCGGCTAGGCACAACATGTTCAAAATGTGGCGCAATCAAAATAATTTCGCGTATCTGAGTGCAGCTTCATTTTGGTAACAAGTATCGCCTCAGCCTCCGCCAATTCCTTGAGGTAATCGGCATTTGGAAACCGCCACACTGTGAGTACGCTGCACTTTTTTTGAATCGCCCACCGGTGAATGGGCTTTAGATCAAATATCATCACATGCACCGCCTCAGCTGTTCGAATGTCCGCTTTGACGTATGGCAAATCCTCGTCATCGCATCCGCCTGCACGGTCCCGGTGCGTCATCGCAAGATCATCGCGGCGTGACCAGCGTACCCAAATATCAAGCACATCCCCTAACGGATCGGGTTCGCGCTCAAATACTGGTATTTCACGTGCTTTCATCGCTTGCCCTTTCGTTTTGACTTCCGTTTTTGCTGCCGCTTTAGCTCCGCCTCTTGCTGCCGCTTTAGCTCCGCCTCTTGCCGGCGCTTTAGCTCCGACTCGAACTCAACGTGGTTGGCTGGGTCACCGCCTCTTCCATACTGGCCCTGCACTAATTCCCCTTGTTCGCTCAGCAGTCGAAACAGGTCTGTCTTGCGCGCCTCCTTGGCGTTTTCTCGGCACCAGCTCAATGCGCCCTCACCGGTGCCAGTGTTGCCGCATCCAATAACGTGAAGAACCCAGTCCCTCGATGCGTCGGCAGCCATGCGCCTGTATCGATGTATAGGACGTTGTCCAGACTGGCGAACCGCTGCACCGGAGTGTGGCCCACCACCACAGCGCGCACCCCTGCGATATCACCATCCAGCGCGCCGGTGATGCGATCCCGCGACCACTGCGCATCCATAATGACTGCTCGGCGCTTGTTGTTGCTGACCGACGTATCCTTCAGCGCCGTTACAAAGTCGCCCCAGTGAAGAAATGGGCAGTCTGCGTGCACGATACCAACCAGGCCAGATTCGGTCTCCAGTTCAATAGCAATCGGCAACGCAGAAAATGCATCAGCGAATTGCCGCTGCTTCGCTGGCGTGCTTTCCACATTCCAGCCGCCACCGTTTGCTACATAGTTCTGTGCGTCCATATTGCCGTTAGGCCACCGAATAGCCATGTCTTCATGGTTCCCGGCGACAGTGCGAAACCACTGCTTTGCCAGCCATTCAAGCGCTTGATCTGACTCAGGGCCGCGATCAACCAGATCCCCGACGCCGAATAGCCGGTCGACCTCAGGATTAAAGCTGGCAGCATCAAGTGCTTGCTGCAGTTTTGTGAAATGACCATGGATGTCGCCCACGATCAAATCGCGTCCAGACGTGTTTTTTCTGTAGCGATCAACAATGCTCATACCATCCCCGTTTCACTATTGCGCGCACCCTCGCACAACCGCTGATGCTCACCGATATCGCGCAGCCCCAATTCCTTCCACTCAGGCACGTACTTCCCTGGCAGCACCGGGACGGCGACCGCCTCATCTACGGGCAGTGAGTAGTACCTGGTGCGGCTCTCGACCGTGACGTCAATCGTCCCTTCCCCCATGGTCTGCAATACTTTTCGGATTACGGTATCGCCGCGATGCAACTTTTTCTGGAGGTCGATCATTGAGTACCGCTCACCTGGGCGCATCATGTTCACTATCTGGCTAGGGCGGAGGGCCTTCTCTTCTTGATGTGTCATACAAGGCTCCTATTCACAGTTGTTCGGCCAGCCCGCGACGGCTTGGCACTTTTGATATTGGCGGTGTCCATCTAAAAGCATTTTCAAACCTGGTCTGCTCACCGATATAGGTCAAGGCAACGCGCCCTGGGGCTCCTTGCCGGCACAGGGCGACATCAACCTCGCAAGTCCCCTTGTCCATCGAATCGGCGTTGTAGACCTCATCGCGATAGAGGAAAATAACGACGTCGGCATCCTGCTCAATCGCGCCTGAATCACGCAGATCAGACGGTTGAGGGCGCTTATTTGGGCGCTCTTCCAGTTTCCGATTCAGTTGCGACAGCAGGATAATGGCGATACCTAATTCCTTCGCCAGCGCCTTGAGGCCGCGCGTGATCCCCTCGATTTGCGCATTGCGGTTGTCGCCGTCGCCTTCCATGAGTTGCAGGTAGTCCACTACCAGCACGTCAAGGCCATGCCGGCGCTTGGTCTGCTTTGCCTTCATACGGACATCCAGCAGACGCAAGCCGCCCTGATCATCCAGGTAGAGATTCATGTTTTCGAGCTTTTGAATCGCGCTTGTCAGGCCAGTCCAATCTCCATCGGTCAATTCCGATGGCTGCAACAGGCTGCCCAACGGGATGCGACCGAGGTTTGCCAGATTGCGATCATGCAATTGAGCCTTGGGCATTTCCATCGATAGAATGAGAACCGAGTGGTCCTGCGCAACATTCAATGCAACATTCAGGGCGAAGGCAGTCTTTCCCATTTTTGGCCGCGCTGCCAATACGATCAGCTCACCTGGGCGCATACCGCCAGACAAGCGCTTGTCGACGTCGGCGTATCCAGTGCCGATGGCCTTGACGCCCTTGCCATCCAGACGATCCTCAAGCGCTTGCAGGTACTCAACCAATTCATCGGAAGCGCGGACCGGCTCTTGCCGGATGCGAGCCTCGGCCAGTTTTTCCAAGCTCGATGATGCGCGGTCTACCAGTACGCCAGCATCTTCGGGCGACGTAGCGCCAAGGTCGGCGAGCTCGCAGCCAAGGGAGATCAGGCCGCGCTTCACCGCGCGGTCACGAACAATTGAGGCGTACCGGGCGATATTGGCCGACGACGGGGTGTTTTGCGCCAAAGCATTGAGGTAACTCAGCGCATCGTCCACTTGCCCAGTCAGCGCGTCGTAAAGAGAGATGACGTCGCAGGTCTTACCGGCCAGGACTTGCTTGATGATCTCGACAAAAAATGTCCGGTGGTCAGCGCGGT